ATAATTTAGATAAAGATAATAAAGGACTTTTATTAATGTATCTTTTGAAAACATAATGATAATATGGTCAATACGATCAAAGGAGAAACAAAGATGATAATAAAAAGCATGATAAGCAAATACAATTGCTTGACAGAAGCTGAACTAAAATTTGCTAGGCAATTTTTAAAGGAAAAAGGAGTCACAGTCAGCACCCGATGTAATACCTGTCATGGAGTAGGATACTGGTGGATACTTTCCTCAGATGAGGATGCAGATGTCGAGCAATGTCAAGATTGTGATATTATCGCTGTCCAGCTTGGAGGAGATTTCGCTAGATTTCTACAACGTGGTTGGAGAGATTTAAAAAAATCTATAAAAGGAGGAAATGAAAATGAAGTATAAAAAAGCCCAAGAAATCTTAACATTAAACATAGAAGTTCGTGTGCTTCTGGAAACTGAATTAATGTTATTAAAGAAAAGAACCGCTATAGAAACCAAGATAGCCAAATTGGAAAAAAAGGAGAAAGATGGTAATGAAAGAGTGCAAAGTTAATTGGTATAAAGAAGTAGGTCTAAAGGAGGGAAATAATAATGGTTTTATCTATGGTATTTATTTTCTAGCAGATGATAAAACGATAAACCATGCAGATTGGTATAAAACTGAAGAAGAAAGAAATAAACAAATAATCCAAGAGGAGAAAAAAGATGAGTAATGAATTTAATGATGTTATTTTAGAAGATTTAGCAGAGGAGATTCAATCCAAAAATCCTAATATTTCAGATAAGGAAATGCAAATTCGATTACTCCAGACATTTGAATCCTTGCCTGAACCAGATTTTAAAGGAGGAGATATAGATGATAGATAAAGAATACGAAGAAAAATTTCAAGAGTGGATAGATGACTGTCCAATCGACTTTAACCAAATCGGATATCAGGAGACCAGAATAAAAGGATCATTGAAATTTAGAGAAGATCAATTAAAACCAATGTATGTTTTTTATTTGCCAGAAGCTACTGAGGACAAACCCACATTTTAAATTGACAAAATTATGTTATAATTCAATGTCCTGAGTAAGACAAAAACTATTCAAGGAGAGCAACATGGCAGAAAATAAAAATCATACATTTTCAGGCAAGATTGCCAAGACAAGTGCTTATGGATTTCAACTAGAACAACATTTAGACGAGGACAGATGGCTAAATTTTGGGAAATTCTACGAGGGGTTGAAACCAATAGAGGGAGATATTGTCTCGGTAGATGTCCAAGAACGAGAAGTTGGGGATAAGACCTATTGGAATATTAAAAACGTAGAGACATCTGGAGATAAGCAACCACCCAAGACTGGTCAGGACAATAATAGACAAGTTTTAATCGTTAGGCAGAGCAGTTGGAAGATAGCAATTGAATATGCGATTGCAAATAAAATGAGTGATATTTCACAAATTGCAGAAGTAGCACATTCTATCGAAAGTGATGTTATGCGACCTGAAATACACAAAGATGATATTCCATTTTAAAGGAGAAACAAGAAATGCGAGAAAAACCAAATTATTATGCAGTTCTTATAGCTGAGGTTCGTTATGACAATCAGTTAGGGAATTTTTCTAAATTGCTTTATGCAGAGATATCTGCACTTTGTAACAAAGAGGGGTATTGCTGGGCTTCGAATACTTATTTCGCTGATTTATACGAAGTAAAAGAATTAACCATCACAAGAGCTATTACACAGCTCGTAGAGCGAGGTTATCTCATTAGGGAACTTAGTAATATCAATGGAGAGGATACAAAGAGAAAATTGAGATTGTCCATATCAGAAATGATAACTCCACCTATCAAAAATGATAAGGCACAGGGTATCAAAAATGATGGACATAATACTATGAATATAGATAATATTAAAACTAATAAAAGTATTACCATAAAATTAGGGTTTGATATTTTCTGGAAAGGATTAAAAGGCAGGAAGTTGAACAAGCCTGACGCAAAAAGAGCCTATGAAAAAATAGGCACAAAACTTTGTCCTGAAGATTTAATAAACAGGTTTAACACTTTATTTTTAAGCAGAGAAGAAAAATTTATTCCGTACCCAGCGAAGTGGTTAAGGAATGAGGGGTGGAACGATGAAACGTCTATTGAAAAAGTTAATGGAGATATTGTCTTTCGCAACAAAGAAGGTTTTATTATATCGCCAGAAGAAGGGGTTGAATTATGAATATTTTATCTAATAGTTCCCAGATAAAAAATGCGGAGAGTTTAAAAGAAGGGGAACTAAATCAATTCATCATCTTATATGCTTTAAAAGATTATGCTCTAAGATTTAAAACTGGGAATAATTTGCCACAGTTTTCATCACAATTAGAACAACTTATCGAAAGATACGATAGAAAATGCACAAATATTCTTGTTAAAAGAAACTTGGTTAGCGGGGTAGTAGATGCTGTCAAATAAAATAGCAGTCAATATAGAAGATTGCATCGAACAATTAAGAAATATCAATTTGTCAATCCTAAAAGGCAGATTAGAAAGAGGAAATATCCTGATTCATTTAAAAAATAATAAGGCATATATTGGCTATGATTCTTATTGCAATACATGGCATGAATTCCTAGAGTGCATAAATCTTAATAGGGAAACAGCTAGACAGGATATGGAAATTTATGACCAATTCAGTTTCTATATTTTAGGAAAGAAAGAAATTTTACAAAACTGTTCTTATGAGAGACTGGTCAGGCTTTTACCTATTGTTAAAAAAAAACCGCAAATGAAAATTGAATTGTTGGAGATGGCAACGAAATCAAATAGAGCAGATTTTAATAATAATATTAGAGAGCTAAAAGGGTTAACACCTGCCGACAAATGCGTGGATGTATCCAAATGTGATGAGCCATCACAAATCTACGAAAAATGTATGACGTGTAATGCGTTTATAAGAAGGGAGGATTTGGAATGTTGATGTCTATTTTTGAAAAGAAGAAAAAAATAACCCCGAGAATGTTTGTGGAAGAACTTTTTTGTCAGGCTATTTTTGAGAGAAATATCATGGAAATAGCAGAACCTTTATTGGAGAAGATGAAAGCCACCCCGTTTGAAAGGGAAGAAATAAAAAAAAATATTAAAACATATCAATATAAGATAATTGGGGTATTTGCTCTCGGGATACAAAAAAAAGATTTAGACAGGTTGGAAGATGAAAAGACACAAAGAGCTGTAGATTAAGAGCAAAAGAAGAAAATATATGTATTTACCCAATGAAGAATTCATTAAACTGCATTCCCTTGATTATATGGAATATATGAAGAAACAATCTTGTTGCTTAACAGGACAAGCCTCACCTGACCTGCATCATTTGGAAGCAATAGGGACTCGGGGAAAAAGATATGCTCCCAATCAAAGACATTTTACTGTTGTCCCACTATCAAGAGATAAACATTCAGAACTACATTCATTAGGGCTTCATAAATTCCAAGAAAGATATAACATCCAATTATGGCAAGAAGCATATTATTATTTCGCCAAATGGTTATTGGTCAAGGTGGAAAAAACCGAAATAGAGCCAAATCTACCAGAAAATGATGATGAGGTATAAACTAACAACCTTGTAGTTAAGAAGCCGACAATAGGCTTTAAAATCGCTTAAAGGAGCAAATAAATGGATATCATACTCGAAGATATAGACAAACTGATTCCTTATGCTAGGAATCCTAGAAAAAATCAGGCAATAGACAAAGTTGCAGCATCCATAAGAGAGTTTGGATTTAGACAACCGATTGTAGTTGATAAAAAACTCACGATTATAGCTGGTCATACAAGATACGAAGCAAGTAAAAAATTAGGTCTTAAAAAAGTTCCTATTCATATTGCAAAAGAATTAACACCAGTCCAAATAAAAGCATATAGAATTGCTGATAATAGAGTGGCTCAAGATAGTGAGTGGGATATAGGATTACTAAATTATGAGTTTACAGATTTGCTTGATGAGAATTATGACTTAAATCTCTTAGGATTTGATTTGAAAGAACTAGAAGATTTAATAGTAGACAAAGAGAACAAGGGATTAACAGATGAAGATGCAATACCTGAAGTGCCAGATGAGCCTACTTCTAAACTAGGAGATGTATATCAGCTAGGTAATCATAGGCTAATGTGCGGAGATTCTACGAGCAAAGAAGCAGTAGAAAAACTTATGGATGGGGAGAAAGCAGATATGGTTTATACTGACCCACCTTATGGAATGTTTTTAGATACTGATTTTACGGGCATGAAGGGTATTTTTGGTATAGGAAAGAAATATTCTAAAGTTATAGGAGATAATGCAGATTTTTCTGATAATTTAATCAATACAATTTTTAGTAATTTTAGTTATGTTGCGGAAATATTTATTTGGGGTGCAGATTATTTCGCTGAATTTATACCAAAAAGAAATGATGGGTGTTTTCTAGTTTGGGATAAAATGCAAGGTGGAGAAGGTGTCAATGGTAATTATGATAAAATGTTTGGCTCGAATTTTGAGTTATGTTGGTCAAAGAAAAAACATAAGAGAGCAATAGCCAGAGTTTTATGGAAAGGTATATTTGGTTTAGGAAAAGAAGATACTACAGGTCGAGTGCATCCAACTCAAAAACCTACACTATTGTGTGATTGGTTTATTGAAAGATTTAGTTCTAAAAATCAAATAATAGTAGATTTATATGCGGGTAGTGGCTCACTATTTATATGTGCCGAAAATAATAATCGTAAATGCTATGCAATGGAGTTAGACCCAAAATATGTAGATGTGATAATTAAAAGGTGGGAAGATTATACTGGCAAGAAAGCAGAACTTGTCAAACAATAAGAAAAGGTTATATTTAATTTATGAAAGTATCTCACGAACAATTACTAAAAATCATTAATAAAACTGGTGGAATTGTCAGGAATATATGTGAAGCGACTAAAATTTCAAGACAAGCATTCTATCAAAGACTTCATAAAAGTGAAGAATTACAACAAGCATTAACAGATGCTAGAGAAGAAATAATAGATTTCTGTGAACAAAAATTAGTCGAACTTGTAAAAGCTGGAGAAAAAAATGCTATTTTCTTTCTACTTAAAACCTTAGGAAAGAGTCGTGGATACATAGAGAAACAAGAAATCGAACAAACATCCAAGACAGTCAATATAATAGAAGTCCCCGAAATGAGTGCCTATGAGCCAACCATTGACGATATCCAAGAAAAACACTAATGTTATTTGGCGACCCACGAAAAGACAGCTAGAGTTTTTAAAAGCTGGAAGCATATTTGAAGTCGCATATTTAGGTGGAGCTGGAAGTGGTAAATCCACAGTCTTGCTTATTGATGCCTGTAGGCAGATGACATTTAAAGATGCCACAGCGGTTATCTTTAGAAGGACATCCCCAGAATTAAAACAATTACTAGATTATTCAAATAAATTATATAGACCACTAGGAGCTGAATTTAAAGTGCAGGGAAGTTATTGGCAATTCCCGAATGGTGGGAAGATATATTTTTCTCACATGGAACAAAACAAAGACAAATGGAAGTGGGATGGAGTTGAGCTTTCCTCTGGAGTTTATTTTGATGAGATAACCCACTTCGAGGAAGATATGTATTTATACCTTCATTCAAGATGCAGAACGACAAATCCAAAATTAATCCCACGAGTAAGATGTTCAGGTTCTCCAATCGGTCAACATTTAGATTGGGTTAGAAAGAGATTTATTAATAATGGAGCTTATAATATTGTTGAAGATAAAGAATCCAAATTAAAACGATTATATATTCCTGCCACCTTAGAAGATAATCCTTATCTTACAATGAACGACCCCACTTATGAATCACGATTAAAGACGCAAGGAAATAAGATGTATCAAGCCCTGAGATATGGGGACTGGACGCAAATAGAAGGCACTATGTTTTCACAATTAGGCGAACATCATTTGATAGATTCCTACACCCCTACTTCTGATATTATTATCCGAGCTTTCGACTGGGGTTTTACAGCTCCCTTTGCTGTCCTATGGATTGCAGAGAATTCTGAAAAAGATTTAATCGTATTCAAAGAATGGATTGGAACTTTAGATGGAACAAATAAAGGATTGATGATGTCAGCAAATGTCGTAGCAAAGACTAT